AAAGCTTTAGCGGATGCCGGAGCACAGTTTAGCCAGGAAACTTTACTGGGACTTGCCTCTTTTATCGAAGATGCACAGGCAGAAATGGAAAAAGTAAAAGAGGAGGAAGAAGAAAACAAAACGGATCTAGTATTGAATCAAATGTTTTCTCCGGTACAGAGCAGTGCAGAGGAAGAGGTGAGAGCGCATGAAGGAGAATCCTAGTCGCTCGTATTGGAAGGAGCGAGAGGAACAGGCAAGAAAGGAACGTGCGAAACGGGAAAAAGGATATCAGGAAGAAATCAAAGAGATATATGAAGATATGCTCGATGATGTACAAAAGGAGATAGATTCATTCTATGCAAAGTATGCAAAAAAAGAAGGGATCTCTATAGGAGAGGCAAAAAAGAGAGCATCTAAACTTGATATTGAAGAATATGCCCGCAAAGCCAAGAAGTATGTAAAGTCAAAAGACTTCTCAAAAGAAGCGAATGAGGATATGCGGCTTTATAATATGACAATGAAAGTCAATCGCTTAGAACTTCTGAAAGCAAAGATTGCTTTAGAACTTACAGGAGACTTTGATAAGCTTCGGGATTACTACGATGAGGTACTTACTGATGAAAGCATGAAAGAGTTTGAACGGCTTGCCGGTATTCTTGGTAAGACCATTACAAAAGCAGACACAGTAAAGAGGGTGAAAGCAATCGTAGGGGCGTCCTTCCATAATGCAACCTTTTCGGAACGTATCTGGGGACAGAAAGAACTATTAAAACTTGAGGTAGAGAAACATCTTCGCACAGCTCTAATACAAGGGAAAGGCTCAAGGGAACTTGCCAGAAGACTCAGAAAAGTATTTGGAGTCTCTCAGTATAATGCAGAGAGATTAATGACTACGGAGCTTCGAAGAGCACAGACAGAAGTTGCAAAACAATCTTATGAGAAGAATGGCAATAAAAAATATGAGTATATGGCAACGGGACCGCATCCATGTAAGATCTGCAAAGGATTAGATGGGAAGATATTTGATGTATCGGATATGATGCCGGGAGGAAATGCCCCACCTATGCATCCTCAGTGTCATTGTACTACTGGTCCGGCTCATGATACGGAAGATTATCATGCATGGCTAGATTGGCTTGATAAAGGTGGAACCACGGAAGAATGGGAACGCTTGAAAACACTTGGTAAATCTGATAAGATGCAGTTAACGAAGAAAGAAAAGAAAACACTTCTTGAATACAAGAGTTCAGCATCTTATAGAATTAATGAGCTACTAAGAAATCATAAAGATACAGATGAACTTCCAGAACAGGAACGAAAGTTTGTAGAAGAGTTAGATTCTGCTTTATCAAAGATGCCCCAATATGAAGGAAATCTTATACGGACAGTTGATTTTACGGCTTTTTCAGATAAAAATGAGAGAATTGAAAAATTTATGAAAGAGTATGTTGAAAATGAGACAGTCACAATAAATCAATATTGGAGCATGTCAAAAGAAAGAGGGTATAATGAAGATGCAGACATACAAATTTATGTTCAGTCCTCAAAGAAAGGAAGAGATATTAGTTCGATTGGCTTAGATGAAAAAGAAGTGCTTTATGAACGAAAACAAGAATTTTGTGTTGTAAAAACAGTGAATTACAACGGAAAATATTTCATACTTTTAAAGGAGCAATAGCGATGGGCTTAACAGCAAGAGAA